TGTCTTCTATTCAGACATAGAACGTGCAATGACAAACGCACCTGAACAGTTTGCAAACAAACAAGAGGTCCTTGATTTCTTAAACAAGAACAGAATTAAAAAATCCGAGGTCGACGATTATCGTATTGGGTCTCTTCTTAAATTATATGATGATACTTCTCCTATATCTAAAACAGAAATTATTTCACAAGTTAGATCAGCGCCGATCAGCGGTATGCGAGTACACGCAACAGGTCAAGGGTCCGAGATGATCAATCCAAACGGCGTGAAAAGAACACGTTATGAAGGATACTTTGAACCTGGTTCTATACCAGAAACACAACGTGAAAGAGTTTTATACTTAGATAGAAATAAATTACCAGGTGACTCGGGCGACTATCCCGTATCCATGTTTGGTGGAGAAAATTTAAATCGTCATGAATTTGGTATACCTAATGAAGAAGATACTTATATTGTCGGTTGGACGCGGCTCTCGGACCGTTATGGATTTGTACCACCAAAGGTAGAAGGACCACAGACAAAAATAAATGTAAACAAACTCACAAAAGAAAAAACAAAAAATGAACGAAGTTTGCAAGGTTTATATGCTGAGGCAAGAAGTAAAATAGAACGACTAGCTAATCAACGAGGAATGAGTCAAGCAGACATTAATGATATGATGATTGATTTTGGTTCTGATATTCCCAAACTATCTGTTATAGCAAAATATGCTGACCAATTAGATGAAATAAGCCCAGGTCTAGTTAATCAAATGGATGAGCTCGTTGTTAAGAATAACGCGTTACAAGAACAGATAACCAAGGCATCGGGCGTTGATCCGAGCGGCGTGGTTCGTGTGACATTTGCCGATGAGATACAATCCGATTTATTACAAGCAGCGGCAGGGCGTAAACAACAATTGGCCGCGGCCCTTCGTAAGATACAAGAAGACGGCGTTGGTGCTGGCACAAACATAGAAGGACTCAATAGAACAGCACAAGCAGCAATAGAGTTTTTTGAAAAAAATAAATCTGTTTTTAGACCACTAACAAAAACAGAGGATGAAGTAAACGTTGTAGCACAACGTATTAATAAATTAGAAGCAGAGGTAGATGAGGTTGTCAATAACTACATTGCAACAAGAGAAATAGATCAACCGCAGATAGATCGTTTAGCAGGATTGTTAAATGATAATATTAATAACATGTTAGATGAAGTATTGTCCGTTGACTCTAATACCATGGCAGGACTCTTTCCTGACTTACCGTTTAAGAATAGAGACGAGTGGGCAGATGCTTTAATTAAAAAAGATTTATATGAACTAGCATATAGAAAGTTTGTATTAAAAGATCCTGATGCGTCAGCGTATTACGCGGTGTCACCATCAAAATATGTCAGTAACCGATATAATTTTAAAGGAGATGCTTCGACACCAGCAGCCGATAGAGCAGCTGATAAACAACGACGCTTTGATGCTTTTAAACGAAATGGTCAATTTATAGATTCACAATACAAAGGTATTGGTATGGACGAGTTTTATGGGGGCCCTAATGCTATTGATGAAAGCGGAAAACACTATACCTCGACGCTAGAAAAGATTTTGAAGAAACAAGCACAAAGTAATAATTCAGAAATAATTACGATGCCTGTACAATTAAAAGGTGGAAGAGGGTCAACACAATACCGTGTCACCGATCAAAATGGTAATATGGTAGCAACATTAACCAATGAAGATCAAGCAAGAGAACTACTTGTATCAAATCCAAATTATAGAATTCAACCTATTACAATACCTAGCAAAAAAGACATGGAGCCAGTTTTTGCTATTAAAATTACTCCTGAGATGTTAGAACCATATAAAACACATAAAGCACAAGGTGGACTTGTCGAGCATATTGATATATTTGAGGTATAATGGTTGAGAGAAGAATAACAGGTGAACCTACACAAGTAATAACTGAAGAAGTAACAGTAGAGACTCCTGATGAATTAACAGTTGATAACATTGAAATGACAGAAGACGGAGGGGCGTTGGTCAATCCAATGAGTGAACAAGAAGAAGTAGAATTTGATTCTAACTTAGCCGAATATATGGATGAGAAAGACTTACAGGACATGTCATCTGATCTTGTTGGTGATTACAAAGAAGACAATTCTTCTAGAGAAGAGTGGTATGATGCTTACGCAAAAGGATTAAAACTACTTGGATTTAAATATGAAGAAAGATCACAACCTTTTCAAGGAGCAAGTGGTGTAACACACCCTCTATTATCAGAAACAGTTACACAGTTTCAAGCGCAAGCTTATAAAGAATTATTACCTGCAAATGGTCCAGTCAGAGTACAAATGATTGGTAAATCTGATCCACAAAAAGAACAACAAGCTCAACGTGTACAAGAGTTTATGAACTACCAAGTAATGCACGTTATGGAAGACTTTGATCCTGACTTAGATCAAATGTTATTTTATTTACCTCTATCTGGTTCTAGTTTTAAAAAAGTTTATTATGATTCTACAATGGGAAGAGCTGTATCAAAGTTTATTCCTAGTGAAGAATTAATTGTTCCGTACACCGCAACAGATTTAGGAACAGCAGAGAGAATTACACATGTATTAAAAAGAACAGAAAACGATATTCGTAAATTACAAGTCACAGGTTTTTACCGTGATGTAGATTTAGAAGAATATGAAGATGCTGAAACAAATAGTATTCAAACAGAAGTTAATCGTTTGGATGGTGTGAAAGAAACAGGGTCTTACAAGAATAATTCATATACATTATTAGAAATGCATGTTGATTTAGACGTGCCAGGATTTGAAGATCCTGACGGAATTAAATTACCTTACATTGTAACAATAGACGAAGGGTCTGGTAATGTTTTATCGGTATACAGAAACTATGATGAACAAGATCCTTTAAAAAAGAAAAAACAATATTTTGTACATTATAAATTTTTACCTGGCCTTGGTTTTTATGGTTATGGATTAATTCATATGCTCGGTGGTTTATCAAGAACTGCAACAGCAGCTCTTAGACAATTACTTGATGCAGGAACATTAGCAAATTTACCAGCAGGATTTAAAGCCCGAGGATTACGTATTGCCGATGATGACTCTCCAATACAACCTGGTGAGTTTAGAGATGTAGATGCACCAAGTGGCGATTTACGTGCAGGACTCATGCCTTTACCTTACAAAGGGGCCGATCAAACTTTATTTCAATTACTAGGATTTGTTGTACAGGCTGGACAACGTTTTGCTTCTATTGCTGATCAAAAAATTGGTGACAGTGTAGCAGCAAATGCACCCGTAGGAACAACTATGGCGTTGATTGAAAGAGGATCAAGAGTCATGAGTGCAATACATAAAAGATTACACTATGCACAAAAAACAGAATTTAATTTATTAGCAAAAGTATTTAAAGAATTTTTACCTCAAAGGTATCCTTATGATGTAGGTAGTAATGCTGTACCAAGTGTTAAATCAACTGACTTTGACGAACGTGTTGATATTATGCCTGTGTCTGATCCAAATATTTTTTCTATGTCTCAGCGTGTTACGTTGGCACAAACACAATTACAGATGGCACAGTCTGATCCGAAGTCACATAACATATATGAAGCGTATAAAAGAATGTATCAATCACTTGGAGTAAAAGATATTGATGCTATTTTACCTCCACCAGATACACCAAAACCAAAAGATCCTGCGTTAGAAAATTCTGACTCATTACTTGGTAAAAAATTAATTCCTTTTAGAAATCAAGAACACCAAGCACACATTGATGCTCATAGAACTTTTATGTCGTCCATGTTAGTTCGTAATAATCCTCAAGCAACTGTATTATTACAAGCACATGTCATGGAACATGTATCTTTATTAGCAAGACAAATGATTGAAGAAGAAAATCAAGAACAAGTACAAGCGGAAGCAGCTAAATTTGGTGGTAAACTACCTCCTGAACTACAAGCTCAATTCCAAGAGGAGATGGAACGTCAAATTTCGTTAAAAGCAACAGAATTTATTGAAGAAATGTTTATTGAAGAGCAACAATCTATGGAAGGTCAAGGTCAAGACCCTCTTGTTGAACTAAAACAACAAGAATTACAGTTAAAAGCACAAGATATTCAACGAAAAGCACAAAATGACCAACAAAAAATTGAATTAGATGGTGCAAAACTTGATCAAACCGCAAAAATTGCTCAAGATAAGATAGATTCTAACGAAGATATTGCACAATTGCGTGCAAATGTTAATCTAGATAAACAAAATCAAAACAATGCAAAACGCAACAACTAAATTACAGGAATATTTTAACGAGTTAATGAATTTTTCCGACACAGCAGTTACAAGTCAAGAAGAACAGATACTTTTAGCGGGTGCAATGATGGGTGTAGCAAAAATGCTGTACCATAACAATCTTACTGAACAAGAGTATGATAATATTATGAATCATAATGGAAGAGACTTGCTAAATCTTTTAAAACCCACTATACATTAAGTATTATGCCTGAAAAAACTAAGAAACAACTAGAAGCAAATAAACTTTCACGAGACGCAGCAAAAGAGCTGAAGAAAATGAAAAAAAAACAAGGTTTGTCAATCACACTAAAAGT